AGGTATTATAGAACTTGACCGTAATCTCTGTATTGTTTACGAGCTTACGCAGAGAGTCCTTGAGAGCTGCCAAGTAGGACTTGAATACTTGGATGAATTCCTCGTAATACAAGTCGTTATAAGCTATTTCAGCTCCAACCAACGGTACGCCCATGATATAACCTTCCGGAACTTCAGCACTAGCTTGCTTATTGCTTGATGCGAATACGTCGTCCATCGACTGGAACATGTGTATATCTTCATCAACAGCGGCTACAGCCTTTACTCTAAACTTGTCCGTATCAAAGATATCTCGGAGATAGAATTTCTCATTAACACGAACATCGTAGGTATGGTCTTGAGAGTTGTTGGCTTTATCCACACAAGCTACGAGATCGGTCTCTTCTCTAAGATTTCCGTACGGAGAGGTAGACAGCTCGGCATAGTACTCAAGGATGTATATCTTGGCGGTAACATTCTCTTCGAGCTTAACTACAGCGCCAGCAGGCTGATCTTCTTCAGGAAGAAGACTGCCATCGACCATGTTAAAGAGCCAGTATTTCTGCGGATGAGAAGAGTCAGGCTTACAAGCATGGGTGATAGTCATCATTGCATCTTCGCCAGCTCCTTGGATAAACTCACGGTTCACGACCATCTGGCAGAAGTTAGATACAGACGGCTGAGAGTCATCAGACGGTTCATAGAGCACACCTAATTTGTAATTAGGGTTATTTTTGTTCTCAAGAACTACCAAGAAGACTTTAGTCGGATCCTTTTCTACATAGGTCGTAGCGAGTTCGATGGTAACATGGTTGTCCACAAGCTTGTTGGACTCATTAGGACTTAGCGTCTCTTCAGTGCCATACGGGTTAGCCTGAATGCTTCGGCGAATCTTGAGATAATTCAAGACCGGGTTGGATTCGGAATCTGCGTTAACCTTCTTGAAATACGGGCAGAGAAGCTCATTAATGGTAAGGTCGAAGTATCTCCAGTTGTTGCCGCTGAATTTCTGAATGACAAACGGAGTGAAGTAGACATGGTGACCCTTGTCAATAAGGTCTGCAAGTTCTTCTCCGTCACGAATAGAACGGAATACCTGCTTACTTTCGACAAATCCGCCATTTTCGCTTGGCGTGTATTCAGGAATAATCGGATCCGAAGCAGAGATGACTCCATCCGGGAAATCTGTCGTTAGCAGCTGAAGGGCCGTATTAGTCGGGAAGGCCCTGCCCTTAGTATCGCCCAACAAGAGATAACCCTTGAACAGACGAGTGATAAGGTCGTCAATGCTTCTTTCGAATTTAGCCTTGCTAACACCCTTAAAGATAGAGCTAGAAAGCTTTGCGAAATAGACGTTAAGATCATCGGGAGTGCTAAGGACTTCGGTCTTTAGCCTCTTTTCGTAGACAGCTTGTTTGAGCTCTTGAATAGTCGGACGGTCTTTACCGCCAGAGGGCTGTCCGGCAGCTCCATCCACAAATCCGGTCATTGCGAAATTGAGATTAGGATCTTCAACGCTCATATCGCCAGAGAAGTTGAAGTTACCTTCGCTTCCGATTGTAGTACAGCTCTTGACCAAAGCGATGCTTCCGTTTGCAGGTCTCCATCCGGAAGTCGTAAGGTCGAACATCACTTGATAAGAGTTTTCGTCAATGAAGTTGTACGTGCAGTACGGAGAATCCGAAGATACCAGGCTACGGCTCTGGTACTTCTCAATCGGCTCAAAGTCGTTATCTTCTTCCTTGTAGAACACAGTGAAGCCAGCCAGCTGGTCTTCAAGATCTACTTGGAAGTTAATGGAGTTAGAAAGATTGGCGGCAGCAAGGTCATGTGTTTCGCTGAAGACCTCGTATTGGAACACGTCTAGGCGAAGCTGAATGTAGCGCTTTCCGTCATCTTCGTTATAGATGCTTACGGCTTCAATATAAGCATTCTGCTTATAGGTTTCAGTACCAGAGAGGAGCTGAGTTTCAGCAGCATAAGACCTGTAATAGTACGTGAAATCCATGCTGTTGTACATAGCAATCACGCCTTCTCCGGCGGCTCTGATATACACGCTAAACGGCAAATGGAAATACACAGAGTCCATGTTCACCACGAAAGATTCGCGGTCGAGCTTGACCATCTTAGACGGTTCAGCGTTAATAGCGCTTAACAAGGTTTCAGCTTCAACAGTCACAAGAATAGTGGCCTTGGCCGGAACAGCTTGAGTAGCGTCTACTCCTTCATCTGCGGCAGCAGAATAAATGGTTTCCGGAATAGACGCCGTGTTAAGGGCGATTTCATTGTACAAGGCATTTGTATGGAACATTGAAACCTTTGTACAATGAGCTGCAACTTCGTTGATATAACCGAATAAGCCTAGCTTAGTATTTTCCGGAATTTCTTCGTCATTATCAGGGCCAATGCCGAAATACTGACCTGTAAATTTCTGGAAATCTTCTAATAGACCGTACTGGTCATTTTGAATTTTAGATTCAGCCATATGTTTTCCTGTTTAATATCCAAATGTTCTTCTAACGTTTTCAGAGTCTACTCGACCTGCAATATCGCTAGACGCATAATCTGCTAGACCGCCACGAGCATTTTGAGCTTCTCGTTGATCAGCTCCGTGAGAATTTCCGTCAACGCTAGGTTTAATCGTAGCATTCTGAATTATGACACGATACCTAGAATCAATAGCATAGCGGTCAGTGTCATTGTTGCCGCGAGATTCCCACTTAATATCGCCTAGCTTATCGCCCGTTCCGTATTCCTTTCCAAGTTTATTTCCTAGTGCATCATAGTAAGTAAGGACAGCATTCGGGTCATACAGATTAGGCGGACTAATAGTAGCAGCCTTGACGATATCTTTCTTAGTAGGAATATGAATCGGAGAAGATTGTGCTTCGCTGACATCGGTCATTGGAGTCGGATCCACGCCGTTTGTAGGTTCAAATCCTGCCAATTCGCTAAGTTTCGGATCTACGTCTACTCCGTTCATGTTGCTTTCGAATTCAAGAAGGAACTTGAATGGTACAGGAGACTGGAAGCCCCAAGTCTTTTGAGCGCTCGTTTCCTTTACAGACGGAGTCATACGGACGTAAGCGCGATTTTCAGATCGCGTAGCACCACCAAGAAGGTTAGCATCATTCGTAGAACGACGACCTCTGGAAGTGTAAATAGACGACAATTCAGCATACTTTATATAATCAGCCTTAGGAGCAGATTTACCCGTATAGGCCGGAAGACGCATGATATAATTGAAGTCGAGAAGAATATTCGGGTCATTAGACTCATGGTACTGGCTCTTGAAGTTTACAGAGAATTCAGGAATATCCATAGAGCCGCCTTCAAGCTTTACGTTGCTCCACGGCGCAGAAGTCGGGAAGATACCGACATAACGGCCCCAATGAGCAATGGTATGATTGTCCGGCTCCATTACGAAGTAGTACAAAGCTCCGAGATAGTCAATCGTACCTGCGTTGTAGCTCTTTCTTTCGCAATCGCCTTGGCCTTCTTTCATGATCTCAATGTACTTCATCCATGCCGTGATGATGTTCATGATCAGAAGTTCTTTGGTATCATAGAAGTTGATAGAGAAATCGTTTCCGATATAGCTCTTACGGGTGGTAGTACCGAATTGGGTTCGACCGCCAAAGGAGTTCTCCCATCCTTCCTTAACATCTAGAGTCAAGTCAGGAATGCTGGTGCTCTTCACTAGGTTGGAAAGAATATAAGAGAAATAGGGGTGAGCTCCCTTATGAGAATAAACCGGATTCGGGAAGTTTTCGCCCCAAGTATCAAGCAGATAATTGTTGTTGTAGTTAAGCTGCGTGATAATTTCTCCGGCAAGCGGATGATTATGGAATCCCATTAGCGACATTGCGTTCTGTGAGAGATTCAAGTCCGGCTTTACAAAGAAGAGGTGGTACAGACCATTTTGGAAGTAATCGACTTCTCCGCTAGGAATGGTCTTATTCACTCGGAACATAGAAATCAAGCTTTCTTCGCCGTACAGCTTGCGGTCTTCGCGCATTGTATGCCATAACGGCTTCGGAGCAAGATCTGTGTTATTTCCTGCGATACCGCCGGTAACCCTGTTAAAGAAAGTATTGTTGTCGTTTATAGCAGATTCGGCTTGAACGTCCATCAAGGCTTTGATAACGTTCGGAGCGGTTTCATCTTCAATCTGGGAGAAATAGAATTTCTTATTCCCGTAGGTCATACCGTTGAAGACATAGTAGTTTATGTAGTCGTCTTCATCATAGTAGCAAAGATTCTTTACACGCCCGGTCACCGCGCCAATTACGTTCGGAGACTTGAAGATAGCCGTATGAAGATTCTTAACCTTGGATAGATAGGTGCCGTTCCAAGTATGCTCAAACTTCTTCTGTGGTTCCATTAAGCATGTAGCTGCCAGAAGAACATCGCCCTTTCCTTGGTTGGAAGAATCCTGCGAAAGCATAAACCTGTTGATCGCTTGAGAAGGTTTGTACTGATTTACAGCTTCCATAGTCTGCTGACCGAGAGTGGTCTTGTTAAACAGACTTGTAACCTTGTCAAGCACATAGAAGCGGTTCATGGTGCTGTCCATAATGGACATAACCTTCTCTTCGGACATGACCTTTCCGGTAGAGCACAGTACTTCAGCTGCTTCCCAAGCTAAGGCATTAGCATCTTTTGCGGCATTCTGAAGAACTTCCGCAGCGAAGTATTCAGAGTTGCCTTCTGTAAAGGACTGAACATTTTCCAAATATTCTGTGTTTTGCAGAGAAGTTTCATCAAGGATAGTGCGATTTTCTTCGGATCCAACCTGAGAATTGTCGAGGGGTTTAGCCAAGTAAGATCCATTAGAAGAAGAGTCAGCAGCATAAACCAACGGCAAAGCTGGCATATCTGTAATCCCTTGGCTCTTTCCATTCTCCATAATTGGCTTTACGAAGTAGTCGTCAGCAATCTGGGCCAAGACCCCAGAATCAAGGATTTTGTAATTTTGTTTGCTGCTTTCTTCGCTGCCAAGAGATTGAGATAATGGGCCGTAGGATCCATCGGAAGATTGAGCTGTTATACTAGCTTTTACACCTTCGGCGATAGCTTGCTGATAAAACTTTGCGACTTTCTCTTTCTTTAGTGCATAACCAGCAGCGGTACTTGCGTCTGTGGAAAGAATATCAGCTACTTGATTAGCGTACGGAGCAGTAGCATAGGCTTTAATTTTAGTAGTCGAAGAGCCTACGCCAAGTACACTTTTAGTAATGACGTCATTAGCGAATTTAGCAGCATCTTCGATAGCTCCATAAACTTTGTCCTTAACGGAATTTACGAAGTTAGACACCGGAGTCAGAACCGGAGATAGAGCCTTATCTATCGCTACGTCTAGAGCATTCATCGTGTTATTCTCTAGGTTAGCAACCTGATCGGACACAGCCATCCCAAGATTAGTTACAGCTTCTCTAGCAGCTCCAAGGGCTGCTCCAGCTACAGCACTTCCCAATTCGCTGAAAAATCCTTTCTTTTCGCTGTTAACGAAGTCAGAAGGCTTAAGATTCTTTTCAAGCTCGATCCAGCAAGCTGCGAAGGTTTCGTTCTTGTCGCGCTGTCCGCCCCAATAGGAGTAGTGCTTAATGATTTCGGCTTTACTGTCAGGATTACCAAATGGCCAATTAGGGCCTTTACCTGTAGCCGGAGAACCCCAAGACTTATTTCGGTTTAGTTCTCTGTAGCGCAAAGCATCTTTACGGCTTTTATCGCGCTCTCTTTCTTGTTCAAGTTCCTTACGAACGGCTAATACCTGTACAGCATGGTATTCGTTATTCGGTTCGTCTTCGCCGCTCGCAATGGTATCTTGGTCAGGAGCATACCCTACGGAATCTTCTGTATCGTTATCATCTACGTCAAGTTTGGTGATTGAACTTGGAATACGATGAGACTGCTCCTTCAAAGCGGAGTGCTGCTTATCGGCAGCGGTAAATTCGTTTTCAACACTTTTATCGTTGTTTTTAACTTTCTTAAAAACGGTCTCAGGAGTTGAGGCTCTAGCGTTCTGGGATGAATCGGCCATAGTACTTTCCTTTAAGTCTAATATGAAGTTCCAGTGGCCAAATTTTGCCTTTATATTATCAAGGGCTATTATACGTGTTATAATAGATTAGCTAACAAATGGGATCCGTCCTGCACTTTGCCGCCTAATCCGGCGGAGCTAACACAAGGAGTTTATTATGAAATACTTTATCTATACATGTCCTTATTAAGCTTTTTGGAAACTCTTCTCAAAGGTTTCCTCGATAGATAACGGCGCGTTGGTTTGAAATATAACCCGTGACCCCTGGCATCTTTAACGGTGGCTTGTAATTTGAGATTTTTGACTAGTGGGCCGTTACTCACTCAGGACGGGCATGGCTTATGATTATACTTTTGGCAAGGCTATAACATTGGACAGCACAAACTATCGACGCAGAACTGAAGTAAAGGTAGATCGCCGTGGCCTATAAGAGTAATTGCGGCTTATAGGTATCAAGAAAGTGACCGGGCGGCATCCCGGAAGATCCACATCGGTTAATTGCTCTGGAGAGCAAAGTACACTGCCTAAGCTTGTCAGACAGTTCAGAAGCGTACACGGTCTCGGATAATGCCAAGTCTGTGGCCAGTTGTAGATTGCAGAAAGAATTAATCAGCGTCAGCTAGCTGTGGAGAATGGGCCAGCAAGTTCTGGTCTCATTCTTTTTTTATTTGGTGTATAGGCAACTCATTATTGTCCAAAATTTAACAAGGTTATTAATCATGGCTATTTCTATAATTGGCGATATCATTAAAGAGATTCGCGATTTAATTTATGGCAGTGAAGCAAGTCAAAAGGCTGGCGTAGAAAACGCCAAAGACATTGCCAATCTGGTATCAGGGAGGCAAGTATTCCGACTCGACGCATCTATCGCTCGTCAGGCTAAGCGCAATACTGCAGTCTTCCCAATTCTAGCTGTAGACACAGTGGAGCCTGAACAGCTCTTTAAGCTTCAGAAGAAATTGGAAGCCAGCATTGCTTCTATGCTTCTTCTCTGTGTCCAGAATGGTAATGGCGTGGTTGATCTGTCTACGCCTGAAGGAAAGCGTCAGTTCATCGACCAGTACACTGGCGGTGGCGAAGGCCTTATGGAGATGGGTATTCCGGGTCTTCAAGGCGTTGTAGGTTCTGAAGGCTCTAATCCTCTTACGAATCCTACTAATTTCAAACAAGCCTTTAAGACTGCATTTGATGCTCTCAACAATGACTTTGAAAGCTATCTTGACATGAGTCTTTTGTCTTATCCGTCTCTCAGATGGTATGACGACAAGACTAATCTCGGCTCTAGTGGTGTTGGCACTGTAGCTCCGGTCTCTAGTCCGGCTCCGGCAGGTGGCGTATCCACTTGGAATCCTCAAGACGAAGAACAGGTCGTAGATGATTCTGATACTCCGGATGTTGATGACTTCGAAGTAGCTTCTGAAGCTCATGGCGGTTTGCTTGGTGTTCAGCTCGAAGAAAGAAAAAAGAGACAGCACGAAGCAAACAACAATAAGGCATCTAAGAGAGAAAATGATCGAAGGAAAGACGTAGATCTTCCGACTGCCGAACCCAATAATTCTGATCCTAAAGAATGGAATCGCCAAATGGCCAAGATCGAAAAGAAGGGAGAGGACTCCGAAGCTACGGTCGTGTCTGTTGATGTTATCGTCAAAGACCAACGCGGAATTCAGGGTAACACCAAGATTGCCTTCGGTGTTAAGACTACTCTTCATATGTTCCAAGCTTCCGAAATGGCTGAAGCTATTAAGGACACCTACTCTGAATCTAGCCTTCTTATCCGCTTGATTCGTTGGAGAGCTGGCGAGCTGTCCTTCGTTAAGGACGTGCTTCTTAACATGAAGGAAATCAAGCAGACTGTTTCGGCTCGCTTGAATCGTCATAACCAGACTGGCCCAAAGGCTATCTTTGCAAGTATGCGCTTCAAGATTAAGAACATGGTCGCAGCAAGCGCCGCTTCTACTAAAGATGGCCGAGCTCTTCCGACCGCACTTCTTGCTGTAACAATGGATGAAGTCGAAGAAGTTCGCCGTACTTGCGGTAAGGATTTTTTCCATAAGATGAAAGATGCTCGTGAACTCTGCGAAAAGCTTGGTTTGTTCGGTATCATCATCGTTGAACCTGCTTCTAACTCGTACTATAGCTTCTTTGATGATGGTGCAGTGTCCTACACCAAGAATACCTTAAAGAAGGAAAGCAAGAACGACGAAGAAGGTATCATTCGTGCAGTATTCGGAGCGTTGAAACGCTAAAGGACTAACAATGGAACTCTACAAATCTATCCTTAACGGTATCCCGTATTTTGAAAACCGCGATATCGCCCTCGAATCTTCTGGAATCTTTGGATCCCTGATGAATGTCTATAACAAGCTGGTTAAGCGCACTGTCAAGTCTCTTGTAGGCAACAAGAATGATCCGATTATAAAGGACATCTCCAAGAGTGGCGGCGACCTTAAAAAGTGCTCGTTCTACAAGGACTCCAAGACTTGTATGGATGCTCTTGAAATGATGTCTCGTCGTGGCGGTGGCGGTAAAAAGTTCATCGAAAACTTGGTAACCATTCATGATTGGATGATTACTCATACCAAGGACTTGAAGGGCATTGCCAAGCGTACCACCAACCATGTTGGTAACCAGTTCTATCTGGCTATCGTAATGCTCTGGGCCTATGGCGTATCTGTCGGTATTGCGACCTGTACTTCTATCGGAAGCACGGGAATTATCATCTGGGAAAAGCAAGACAAGGTCAGTAAGACCAAGTTTGGCAAGATGGTTAGCAAGATGGCCGCTTGTGCTCGAAGCGGAAAGCTGGATGACGCTATTAAGCGCATTAGTAGCGACCGCAATGCTAGCGAAAGTGGTTTAGCTTTTGCAGCAGTTGTCGCAGTGGGCGGCGCTATCTTGCTTCTCTACTTTGTCCGTTACATCATCATGCGATTCTTCGAACTTCGTGGTGGCATTGCAGACTGGCTTCGCAACCAGAGCTACTTCGTAAAGATGATTTCGAATAACAATAAGGGAATCACCGAAGAACAGCGTGCAAGTCAGCAGAAGGATAGCGAAACCCTTGAAAAGCTTGCTGAAAAGATTGATGTTGACCTTAAGGAAGAAGACGATATTCCGGAATCTTCGGACGTCTTTAACCGCGAAACGGAAGCTGTAGTAGCAGAAGCCCAGAAACCTGCTCCAAGCCAAGTTGAATCCTTTATGGGTCAAGAAAATCCTCCTGAAACGAATTCTGCTCCGTCTGAACCGGTGTCTGGATTGAATTTCTAATAGAGTATGCCGTAGCTACACAGGCTACGGCATAACACTTTATTGAATAAGTAGGTTATCTATGAAAAAAGATCTCAAGTTTTTAGAAATCACAGCGGCTTCAAAAGGTCGCCAAGGCGTTATTGACGAAATGCTCAAGGACGCTAAGGAAGTAGAATCCAAGTGGAAGCTGGCTCGCGAAGGCGGCGATATGGTTGAAGTCGAAGAACAGAACGGCAACCTGTCGAATTCCAACGGCGTTATCATTCAGGCTATCATGCTCGACTGCGGTAAGGTCTTTGGCGAAATCGCTGAATACCTTGAAAACGATTTGATTCGTCTTAACGTGGGCCGTAGCATCAATGCCATTCCGACCGAAGAAGCTCGCCATAAGGCTATCGAGTTCAATGTGTACCCGTGTGAACCTCTTCGTTATGTATTCAATAACATGAACACGATTACGAAGGACTTCTGCGAATACGCCAATAAGCTTGGTGTGGCCATAAAGGAACTTCTGTCTGGATCCATTGAGAGCCGTCCAGACCGAGTTAAAGAAGCTGAAGATGCTTGCAAGGATTTCATCGGCTTTGTCAAGCTCGAAAAGCTTTTCAACGTTTCGCTCTATGACACTATGTCTCCAGAACCGGAACGTATGAACAGCGGCGATGCTGTTATCTTCGCAAGGAAGCTTTCAGACGAACTCCGTGTCTTCATTCAGGACGGTATCAAGCTCGCTGAAAAATTCAAGATTTTCTCTAAGCGTTTCTCTGATCCGGGGAATATGCCAGCTTTCCATGACATGAGCATGGATTGCAGAAAGCTGTTCTTCGTCTTGTGTAAGTCGATCCGAGTTATGACTCCGGCTCTGCTTACCATGTCTAGGAATTTCACAAAGGTCTTGCATATGGCCAATGAGAATTTCTGGTACATCAAGACCACCGTAGAAACGACAATCTAGAATAAGTCCCTTAGCCTTTAGAGGCTAAGGGATAATTTATACTCGAACGACATTAAATTTTGTTATAAGCTTCATGAGTTTGCCAGAATCTTCAGCCCCTTCAGACGGCTCTACAGCTATAAGATTGTGTGTAACATCTGAAAGTCTGTAAGTGCCTTTATAATCACGGTTCATATCATAGTCGAATTCGATCTCGATGCTCTTAGAGACATCAAAGAGTCTGAAGTCAGTATTTTCTACAACTACTGTGATTACTTCAACAGTCTCGTTAATGTCCATATTAAGAGCACTGCCAAGGTCTTCTCTGTTTATGCCGCTCCAATAGTAGCGCTCTTTACCTTCGTGGTCGCTCTTTATACCACCTCCTCCGACTAGAACCTTAGTGCCGTTCTTAGAATTGAGGACGATTTCTTCACCGACCATTTCTTTAAGGGCAACATCCTTGATAACAATAACTGGCTTAGTGGTCGTAATCAGCTCGGCTGTATCTTTTTCCACGACAGTAGAACGGTACATACCGGCTTGAGGGCCTTTAACACTTCCATTCTGAACACTAATCTTGATTTTCTCTACTGGATCCTTCGTGCTCTTTGTTTTAGCAACCTTGTCGCAGATAATAAGGTGATCAATTCCAATAAAGAAAGATACGCCATTCTTGAAGATGCCGTAATTCTTGTCAAGATACTTAATCGCTTCTGGAAGATTCAGCGGAGGAATGAGAATCTGCTCGTATTTAGTCTGGTTATCCGGCTTTCCAATTCGAAGAGCTTTGCTAGTGATATTCTTTGCTACAAGATGCTGAAGAACTTCTCCGACAGTAACATCTGTAGCCACAAAGTTGTAAAGCGCTCTATTAGAATTGTAAGCTTCTTCTTCGATAAGATTTAAGGTAACATTCGTGATACTTCCAGTCTTAGAGGTATCTGCCGGATCCGTTCCTGCTGTATCTTCAGCCATAGCAGATTTGGGTATGCCAGCAATAATAAAAGCCTTATCCTTCCAAACTATTTCAGGCTTTCTGTCTTTTGTTACTTCGATTTCTTCGTAGCGATTAACAGACAGAATGATTCTGGAATTACGATAGTCATCTTGAATAGCCTTGAAGATACTCGTAGGAATAGCTAGTGACAAAGCGCAATATCCGATATCGGCCTTATCGTACATTTCTACGATATTAAGACGACGGATATAGTCATCAATGGTAATGTCTTCATTATTTTTATCTTTGAGGTACTTAATCTCGGCTTTACCTGTAATTCTGTAGGTATAAGCCTTAGCATCAAAGCTAATAGGAGATAGATTTCGTTCTAGAAACTCTCCTGTAGCTTTGTTAGCTGATTTTGTGTCCTTTAAATCATGTGTAGCCATAGTTCGGATCACCCACTAAAAGGTTGTCAATGTCAAGGGGGAAGACAGAGAAAGATTCCTTGTTAATCTTCTTCAGGCTTTCAATGTCGTAGAAGTCTACAAGCTGTGCGATAATTTCAGCTTTATAGGTCGGAGACATCGTGCTAATCCTAAAGCGATTAAAATCAAATACGTTGAAGTTGTTCTGATAGGTTTTTAAACCTTCTTCGCCAAACCTCTCAAGGACTGCATCCTCAATAGATCTTCCGTTTAAGCTTCTGAGGAACTTTCCGGCTTTGATCATTCGCATGTTACCTACACCGGGATAATCTGGTGCGCATCCTGCTAAGGCCATAAGCTCTTCAGGCCTTGTAGCTCCGGCCATTACTTCGCTGTAGGACTCTCTGGTTACTACGCCAGTTCCTCTCTTTCCGTTGAGGAATACTCCGTATCGAGCTTCATTTCCTCTGCACAACAGTAACGGCACGTCTTCGTTGCACATGCCAAATACAAAATTTGCATCAGACTTGAATTTTACTGACCCGAGTAGGGCCATTATAGAGAATCTAGAACCTGACAGCTTTGTATTGACAAAGTAAGTACCCGGCAGATACTTGGTTATAAGACCTAAGCACCTAAGCTCGTTTTGAATATACCCTGCTGCTAAGCCTGTCTCTTCGTTCTTACAAAGAGTATCAATCTCGTCCATACAAGCGCACATAAAGATGGCCGGAACTCTTCCGAACTTCCAGAAGAAATGGCGATAGTAGCTTACAAAGCTTAGTACACCCGATACGAATTCCATTGCATGAAACTCGTGGTGCTTGCTGTGTAATACCATATCGTAGAATTTCCTCATGTCCAAAAAGACATAGGTATCCTTGTTCCAGTCGAATTTAACGGCTTGAAAAGCTTCGCAAAGGGCGTCAAACTTTGCCTTTCTAAAGTCAAACAAGTCACGCAGACTTGTGAAAAAATCTGGTTTCATCATAGCAATTCAACGTTCGAATCGAGAAAATTTCCCAGAGCGTCGATGGCTCTGGGAAAGCTCAAAGCTTGTTGGTAACGTCTGATGTCTTGAGCATTTCTGCAAGATCCTCGTAATTCTTGTCGAGAATCTTTACGTATTTCAGTTTGCGGCGAGCTACTTCATGATCCTTAGCATTCTCGATGTCTAAGTCTCTCTTCCTGTAGTGCTTATTATCTTCGCTCTTAATCTCTACTACTAGCTTTAAGCTTTCGATATAAGCATCCGGAATATAGAAGTGCTTCTCATTATCTCTCGGAGAGGTATACTCAATTACAAACGGACACGGCATAAAAATGTCTTTCGGATCCCAGTCCATCTGAAGATCCATAAACCTGATGAAGTCTAGCTCGTAGCTTCCGGTGTATTCAAAGGATCTAGACGGTTCCGAACTCCATTGGTACTTACCACTAATCTTTCGACCTGCAAGCATTTTCTTTTGGACTTCAGGATCTCTGAGAAGCGTTTCCTTTCCGTATACCTTCATCATTCGTTGAACAAATAGTCTACGAAATTCTAGTCTTTCAGCGTCATCACGAAGACGCTCATATCTTCCGGCCTTTTCGTTCCATGCAGTTGGTTTTCCACTTAGAATACTCTTCCCGTATTTATTGTTTTGAGGAAGATTATTTCTTAGATTGAATAACCATTGTTTAGTAGTTACCCCTTTAGGAACACATCCGGGATGAGTATCCTCTATATGGTCTATTACCGAATCTA